CCCATTGATTCTAAAGGGTTTTTTAAACCACTTGACATAGTCGTTTTTCTGTGGTATTCTATATACATAATAGAGAAAGAGGTTTTACATGAAAGATTTATCACTACTTGCAAAGTTACTTGCAGAAGAAGATATCCATGTAGTTCATAGAAATCAACCAACTGCAATGTTTGACGTTTTAAACAGAGAACTATCGCTTCCAATCTGGAAAGATATGTCTAAAACTGTTCAAGACTTATTTACATTACATGAAGTTGGTCATGCTTTATGGACTCCATTAGAGATGATGAAAAAAGTCAAAGAAGAAAAAATTAGTCATAGTGTTGTCAATGTTCTAGAAGATGTTCGTATTGAGAAAGCTATTCAACTTAAATATAGAGGTGCAGTAAAGATTTTCAATAATGCATATAATGAGTTAATCACTAGTAACTTCTTTCAAACTGTCGGTAAAGACATTTCAAATTACAATCTTATTGATAGAATCAATCTTCACTATAAACATCATACTGATGTTCCATTTGCTGATAATGAAATGGTCTGGGTAGAAAAATCTAACAAGACAATTACTCCAGATGATGTGATTGACCTTGCAAAAGAACTTATTGCTTTTATTAAAGAAAACCCAGAAAGTCAAGGTAAAACACCAGATGATAAGGGTTTAGAGGTCGCTGACAAGGGTCAACCATCAATGGGTGACAATAGTGACCAAGACGAAGATTCTGTTGAAAATCAAGAGTATGAGATGCCTTCTAGTTCTGATTCAGAAGAATCAGAGGAAACTTCAGAAGAAGAAAAGTCTGGTGGTTCTAAGGAGTCTGATGAAAAGTCAGAGGAAACTGATGAAGAAACATCTTCTGCTGGTGAAGAAAAATCAGATGAAAAGTCTGATGAGAAGTCAGAAACAAAAGAAGTTAATGTAGAAGCCGCATCTGATGGTGGTGGTGATGACTCTGATATGACTATTGTTTCTACTACTGATAATGCTTCTAGAAAGTCTTCTGAAAGTATGTTAGATACTAATGCTCCTAAGTTTGAGTATTCACAGATTCCAAAAGTCAATTTGAAAAAGGTCATAGTTCCTACTACAGAAATACTTGATATATTCAAGGAACATTATCTTAATGAGAAAAAAGAAAATAGTGTGTATTGGGATAAAACTCTAGAAGAACTTAATAAGACAAAAACAGATAGTAAGAAAGCTGTGTCTTATATGGTCAAAGAATTTGAGATGAAAAAATCTGCTGATGCATATGCGAGGTCAACAACTTCAAAAACTGGAACTCTTGATATGGGTAAGTTACATACTTACAAATATAATGATGACTTGTTTGCAAAAGTTACTACGTTGCCTGGTGCAAAAAATCATGGATTAGTTTTGTTTTTAGATTGGTCTGGTAGTATGGCTCATAACTTAGTTGGTACTATGAATCAGTTATTCAATATCATTTGGTTTTGTAAAAGAACTCAAATACCTTTTGAGGTTTATGGTTTTTCAAATGTCTTTTGTAGAAGAATTGGAGAAAAGACTGGATATGCTCAGAACTTCAAGTCTGGTGATATGGTATTAAATGTTAGTTTGTTAAACTTCTTTTCTAGTAAAATGAAGACTCAAGAACAAAACGATATGATGCATTACCTTTATATGCTTGCGAATAGATGGACTTATAGAAATTGGAGAATTGAGGGTTATCCTTACCAAGAGCCTGCTAGTTTGTCATTAGGTTCTACACCATTAAATGATGCAATAGTTGTTGCAATGGACTTAATCCCTGCTTTTAAAAAGTCTGCTGGTATTCAGAAAATGCATACTGTATTTCTTACTGATGGTGCAAGTAATCAAATAGATAACAAGTTTGTAGTTTACAGTAAAAATGGTTATGTCACTAACGATATGCAGTCAATTCGTTATGGTACTCAAATCATTACTGATACAATTACTGGAAAAAAAGTAAACAGTAAAGACTTTGGAATTGGTAGAGAAAGTCAGACTAAAATGTTACTTTCACTTTTAAAGAAAAGAGTGCCTGATATGAATGTGGTAAACTTTTTCGTTGCTGGTGGTGGTCGAAGTGGTAAGGTTAATTATAATGACATTAGAGATGTAGTTGACTATAGTATGTGTCAATCTCATAATGAAATGATTAACTTGGTCAAAAAATGTAACAAGGATAATGTTTTGATTGTTCCTAAAGGACAAGGTTTTGATGTTACTTATATCTTGACTGGACTTTCTAAAATGGAAATGAGTACAGAACTTGATGTTGAGGTCGGTGCAAATAAAGGTGCATTGAAAAGGGCCTTCTCTAAAATGTCAAATGGTAAAACTGCAAATAGACCATTACTAAACAACTTCATTAAGATGGTTGCTTAAATGAAAGGTGATTCGCAACAGTTCAGAATCACCAAAAACACCCACGAAAAAATGTCAAGTAAAAACAAGGACTTAGGTACTCGACTTGACAAAGCCCAAAAAACATGGTACTATGAAATATAAAATGATGATGAAAACTTTGAGAGGAAAAATATTATGATGACATTTTCACCACAGAAACAAAAGTTTATAGATTCTGCAACTGATTTATTCGGTGCTGGTTCTATTCTTACAAATAAACAAGTAGAGGATGCTTCGTATTCTGCAAGTATTCCAAAAGCTGGTTGGTTTAAAAAACAATTTAAGGTTGGTTATAATAAGTTTAAACTGCCTGGAGAATCTACTCCTACTACAATCATAAATACTCCGACAGAAAATACTGCGAGTATGAGTTTGATTGCAACTAATATGGAAAGACAAAATTTAGTTCCAAGTACCTTTGATGGTTTCGTGCCATGGGGCCACTTTAAGGATATTAAACAGATTGTAAAGTCTGGGTTGTTCTATCCAATATTTGTTACTGGCTTGTCTGGTAATGGTAAAACTCTTATGATTGAACAAGTTCATTCTGATATGAACAAAGAGTTGATTAGAGTTAATATCACAATCGAAACTGATGAAGACGATTTACTTGGTGGTTTCAGATTGGTGAATGGAGAAACTAAGTTTGTGCCTGGGCCAGTTATTGAGGCGATGGAAAGAGGTTGTACTCTTTTATTAGATGAGTGTGACTTAGGTTCTAACAAGTTAATGTGTCTACAGCCTGTACTTGAGGGTAAAGGTGTTTACTTGAAAAAAGTAAATAAGTGGATTACTCCTAAAGATGGTTTTAATGTGATGGCAACTGCCAACACTAAAGGTAAAGGTTCTGAAGATGGTAGATTCATTGGAACTAACATTTTGAATGAGGCATTTCTTGAGAGATTTGCAGTCACGATTGAACAACCATATGCTGCTGCATCAGTAGAAAAAAAGATTGTTCTAGGTTCTATGAAAAAGTATGGAACTGTTGATGAGGACTTTGCAACTAACTTAGTTACTTGGTCAGAAGTTATCAGAAAGACTTTCTATGATGGTGGTGTTGATGAGTTGATATCTACTAGAAGACTTGACCACATTGTAAAAGCCTTTGCAATCTTCAAGGACAAAATGAAGTCTATCGAGATGTGTGTTGCAAGGTTTGATGATGACACTAAAGAGTCTTTCATGGACTTATACACCAAGATTGATGCTGGTGTAAATCCATTAGAAGAAGTTGTGGATATTCCAACTGTAGAACAAACTGTTTCAGAAGAACCTCAATTCTAGGTTCTTTTAAAAAAAATTATTGTAGGGGTTGTAATCTAGGGTTACAATCCTTATATATAATAGAGATAATGCCATTAAGGATTATCTATGACCACTTCAGAAACTACAATCTCATTACGAGGGCTCTGGTGGTCAACACAAAATAAATCTTGCTTTAAAAGGAGATAAACATGGTAAGAAAAACATATAATACACTTAGTCTTTTTGACAATCTAAATCAACTAACACCATATGCCGTAGGATTTGATAGACAATTTAATCGTCTAACCGATTATGTCAAACATCAACAACAGTCTACTGGCTTTCCACCTTACAATATTCAAAAGGTAGAAGACTTCAAATATACTATTGAATTGGCTCTTGCTGGATTCAGTAAAGAGGATATTGAATTAGAAGTTGCAGATGGTGTACTTACAGTTCGTTCTGTAAAAGAAAGTTCTGAAGTAGATGACGAGTGGACACTACATAGAGGAATCTCTTATAGGAAGTTCAATCGTAAATTTACACTTGCAGATGATGTTGTAGTCAATGATGCTAAGTTAGAGAATGGTCTTTTGACAATCGAGTTAGAACAGATTGTTCCAGAAGAAAAGAAACCTAGACTCATCACAATAAAATAAAAA